AGGATCCTTTGGTGCAGGTGGCTGTGGTGGTGGCAGAATTGAATCGATGTTCTTGACATCCAGTGCATCATACATCCGGCGGTAGGCTTCATACAGATTGTGCATCTGCGGTGCGGCCTGCGCTAGTTGTAGTTGTGTCTGCGCTAGTGACAGCCGCTGCGCCATAGAAAAAATCGACGGGTCGGATACAGGGAGGATATCTACACGCCCGTCGAAGTCCTGTGCCATGATAGCAGGGTTGATGTTTGCCCCGACAGCATATGGATACGGCATAGGATTGTTCTGAAATATCTCAGCCAGCATGCGAAACTCGTTCTTTTGAGCGTAGTGCAGCCGCTTGTGGATACTTGATATTACTTTTGATCCCTGCTCGATGAGAGCCACTGTAGTTCCCACGGGAGCATTGGAGTTGACATCTGCGACTTTTGTGTCCGTAACCTGTGCAAATCTTCGGCCCGAATCAACGACCACCCCAAGTAACTGAGCCAGCGTTCCAGAAGGCTCCTTGTATGGGAGAGGTATAATAGCATTCCTAATATCACCGCCAGGGGCATCAAGATCACGAAACTCACCCGGATTAACAGGCTCGTCATCATTCCTAATGCGGACTCCCCGTGCCTTGAAACCACCCGGTAGATTCGAGAGCGTACCAGCATCGATAAGCTGACGGAGTATAGACGTTGCAGCACGAGACAATCCTCCTATCATGTGTAGCAAACCAAAGCCATAGAACCCAAAACCGGGCAAAAACTTGTAATGTACGAAGTACTGACGCTTGCGGCGTAGCGGATCCTGCTCACGAAAATTGCGTACTATCGAGAGAACTTCTCCCGAAGCTTCGTCCATAGTGACGATATACGGTAGCTTGATACCTGTGTCTTCGCCCATCTGATCTTTGTCTTCAAAGCCTTCAAGATCTAAGTCCACATGGATTTCAAAAAGCGTAAACATTTCATCAGAATAGCCTGAACGTAATCCCTGAATTTCATCACTCTTGCCACGAATTGTTGAATCAGACTCGTCATCTTCGCTTGGAGATAAATCAACATCTCTATATATCCCTCCTACTTGCATCTTGCGGATTTCGTTCTCACTCATTCGAACAACATGAGTGTACCGCACTGCTGTCCTCAAATCAGACGCATGATACGGAACAATCAGATCTTCGGCGGGAACAAACTTCGATACCGCCCTCTGCTTTGTTTGATCAAAGTAAACCTTCTTGAACGTAGAACCAGTAATCGGCAGATAGAATAACATCTGATCCGTGTCCTGATCGAACTCCTCCATCACTTCCGTGATCTGGAAGTTCATGAAATCCTTCACACGTTGAGCCTGCTCCTCAACCATGCGGTTCTGCTCACCCAAGATCTGTGTCTTTACAGGACCGCCCGGTGGTAACATCTCCTTGTATGCCTGCGCCTGAAACTGCGTAATCGCCTCAGATAACACAGGATGCGTTACACCACTCGCCCCCATGAACGGCTCAGACCGCTCATCATAGTTGATCCCCAGTAACGTCAAGCCCTTGGAGATGGACTCTTCCCACTCAGAACGACCTTCCTTGTCCTCATTAACCAATCCTCCAAGATCAGAGGACAAAGAACCAAGCGTAGATCTATCTAGAACCTCGGCCAGATTTGCATTGTGATCATAGACTTCAGCCTCAACCTCAATCATTTCTTCTGCACCAACAAGCTCAATACCGGGCGGAAGATCTTCCATACCGGGCAACGATACTTGAACCTCGGTCATAGCATCTTCTGGCACGGCTGCTGGTCCACCCGGACCCATGGCCTGCTCCATCATTCCTGCAATCTGTCTTGGTTCAATAGCCATTAGAAGATCCCTTTAAATGTTCCACCGCGCTTTTTCATGACAGCGCGGCCCATAGAACTACTCTTGATCGTCTGACCCGGAAGTGTGCCGCTGGTATCAAACGTAACACCTGACTTCTTCTTTGCCGCTGTTTGCGTAGGACGCTTTGGCTTTGGCTTTGGAAGTTTTGTAGGGGTCTTCGGACCACCCTCTTTAGAAGCCATGGCTCTTTTAGGTGGCGGAGTATCGGCCTTTTCTTCTCTGGCAAGCACGTTCTTTCTAAACTTTTGAAACTTTGCAATGTCCGAGGCCATCGCTTTTTCTCCAGCCGGAGTCAAATTTTCAAGTGCTTTTTGTACTTTGTTGACCTGTGCAACTGTGTTCATGTCCTTTTTGATCATGGCTCTGAGCTTCTTCAGATTGCCAATGTTCTCTTCTTGTCTGTCGCTCATCAGAATACTCCTTTGAATCTTTGAGGCCGAATCATGCCGCCACCGCGCTTTTTCTGTCTGTTGTACAGTGCTGGCTCTATGTGATCAACAAACCGATCATACTGGTTGTTAGTCAGATTGCTTATCTGACCGCTAATAGCAATAGTACGGATCTCTTTGTCTGTGCGCCCGTCTGTGCGAATCTCTTTATCTTTACCTGTCATTTCACGAATATACCTTAAATAAGTCACCGATACCAGAACGCATGTCCACAGGACCGCCTTTAGCCTTTTTCACCAATCGCAGATTAGGCTTGGGTGGATCTGGATCTGGAATACCCGCGCCTACTATGCCGCGCTGCTCTTGCTCACCCATGTTCCTGTAGAATGCCGCTTTTTCCGCATCGCTCAAACCCGCAATACCAAGCTGCTCCTCTCTTACACGAGTCGCCGCCTCCTGCGCCTCCCTCATATTCTTGAACTTTGCAGTCTGTAACTCCGCTTCTAAAGCTTTGCGATTAGACTGACCCTCACGAAACCTGCCAAGAGCCTGATCAAAACCAAAGTCGTCATTTACGTTACGAGACAAATCGTCAAGAACAGAATTCAAATCTAACGCATCAGGATAAATCTCGTTGTAATCGTTTACCTTAACACGAACAGCATCAACTAACGCATCGCCACGATTAAAACCCTGATCCCTCGCACCCTGATATTCATCAATCACACCACCTATAAAGTCGTCAGACGTAGCCCGAACATCGTCGCCACCACTGGCAAACTCAAAGTTCTTGTCTATGTTGCTGGCCGCGTTCAGATCAAACGCATCCTCAACACCCTGAGTCTCCATGTTCAACTCACGGGCAGCACGAAGTTCCGGGGTCCGAGCTTCGCCCATCTCCTTCTCAAGCTTCATGTACTTCTTGGACTTCGTACCTACAACCTCGCCCTCGAGGACTTCTTTCTTTGGCGCAACAGTGGTCGGCGCTTCGTTAAGAACAGGATATATGTCACTATCAAACATGGGAAGCACTGCATCCCCATCCTGACTTGTTATGCGAGAGGGTCTTTCTTGTGGCGGCACAAAATCAAAACTGTCTGGATCCTGTGAACCCCAACGAATAGCTCGACCCTTTCCCATCTCACTTGACTCAAACAGAACTGGAACACGCTCAACGCCAGCATCTTTTAGCACCATCATCCGATGACGACCCTCATGGCTCTCAACCTTTGCCATGCCCTTGCCGTCATGAGAGAAACGTAAGAAAGGAAGACTAGAAAACTTAGTGTCATTGTCTACAAGCTCACGAACACCAGCTAACTTTTTCGGGCTTTCACCCTTCTCAGCCAAAGTTAAAAACTCATCTGGAGACATATAAGTGATCGTCTCTCTAGAATTGGGTCTTTTTGCTTCGTTAATGTTTTTCGCTAATGACTCCTCTCTGAAAAAGGTAGTGCCGTCAGAGGGCGTAGGTCCAAGGTCCGAGGGCGGAGCTTCTTCTATCCTAACAGACATAGGACCACCTTCGTTGTATGTACCCTTCGGACCACGAATTATTAACTCTCTTTCAGAGTCACTCCCCGCAAAAAGAACATCATCTTTATCAACTTCAAAGAAACTCTTGGATCTGCGACCTTCTATGCCTGCTTGAGGGTCCGAATAATTCTCTATTCTGGATACAGAAATCTTATCTCCGGGAAACTGTCTGTCTAAGTTCGCTCGTAAAGCTGTGGCATATCCGGGATAATCGTCAGACTTGAGTGCTCCATCCAATAAATCAAAAGATTCTTTAGGATCAAACTCTGTGACATAGTTGTCTACGGCCTGACCAACAGCCGGAAACTCCATGCCAGCACCCTCTTCCCCCATGTTCTCAAAAAACTCATCATACTTGCCGGGAGTGGAGGAGGCCCCCATCTCAATGTTGCCAGATCCCTTGACCTCGATCCCCGAACCACGGGTCTTGGTAGCCTTGGCAAATAACTTACCGATGCCGGGAGCCAGAGCCACAGCAGCCTCGCCGCCAAGTCCAGCCGTGCCAGCCACTACACGACCAAATGTCTCCATCCCGGAACCAGTCGGACGATCATAATTTATGTCAAGCGCCTCACCCAGATCAGCATACTTGTCAATCAGATACTCTGAACCAAGGAAGGGCTTCTCCGGCACAGGTATACCCACGCCGCGCATCGCCATTGTTGTCAAATCTACAGGAGCACCAAGCAAATCCATGGGAGAAAACTTCGCACCACGGACAAAGTCCTTTAGCTCTGCGTCACGAGCTTTTTGTTCGGCGGGTGTAAGATCTTTGTAAAGCTTTGCAGCCATCAGTAATACTCTCTTGCTTTACGGGGCGGGTCGTCCTCGAACTCTTCGCCGTCCAAACTGATAAAACCACCCTGACGAAAGCGCATCAGGGCCATGGTCATGCTGTCACAAAAGTCATCATGGTCGCCGTTTGGAAAGGATGCAACCTCTTCGATAACTTCGTCTGCAAATTTCCTGCCTTCAGGATACCACACTTTTCCAGACTCGAATATAGGAGACACAATATGCATCCTAGTCGTCTTGTCTAGATTGCCACCCTTCCTGCGGCCCGGTGAAAACGTAGCAACAGGCAAATTCATCAGACGCATCTCGTCAGCCAGCGACTGACCCGAAGCTTTAGCCTCAATCAGTATCAACTCAGGCTCCCAATACTCGTTTTCCTCTAAAGCAACCTCTTTTAACTCAGGGAAATTCCACCGACCCTTCTTTGCATCCATCAATATCAGGTGCTGTTCCCCGTTTCGATGTGGCTGAAACACGCCCCAAGTTGTAATGGCAGAGTAATCAGCAGTTTCGCGCTTACTATACGCCGTATCGTAGGACTGAATGACGTAATCCAAGTCAGGAATGTCATCCTCCTCCCAAACACGCCACCAATCGCGCTTTACAACAGCAGTTTCCTCGGATGTGGGGTTCTGCTGCCACTGTGCATTCCATTTGCCCACCGACAAAGAGGCTTTTACCTTCAAAAGCTCATCTTTTTGCCAGAATTCAGGCCATAATGGTTCCCCCGATGGCATAATTGCAGGGAATTCAACCACTTCCCACTGGTCAGCCATGACATCCTTGGCCTGTGCAGCCAGTAACCTGCCCGTTATGTCCTTTTTAGACCATCTGGTCTGCACAATAATGATGGTTCCCCCCGGTTGTAGACGCTGCCGGGGTCCAGATGTGTACCACTCATAGGCATTATCGTATGCAGACGCGGATAAAGCATCTTGTTCCGAGTGCGGATCATCAATAATCAACAAATCCGCACCACGACCCGTCATCGCCGCACCAACTCCGGCAGCAAAATACTCTCCGCCAACGCTAGTCTCCCATCTACCAGCAGCCTGACTGTCCTGTTTCAAGTCAGTATTAGGAAATATCTCTTTGTAAATAGGGTCAGCAATCAAATCCCTCACCTTACGGCCAAACCGCACAGCAAGTTCGGTATTCATCGTGGCCTGAATGATTTTTAACTTAGGATTGCGGCCCAAGAACCAACTAGGCATAAGATATGAAGCGAATTCTGACTTGGAATGCCGGGGCGGCATGTTGACAATCAGTCTTTTCAAGTCCCCCGAGGCTATACGCTCGAGCTTCTCTGCGATTACGCGGTGATGGGTCCCCTCTATGAACCCGTCGTACACATGCTTTGCATACGCCATGAACTTATCTCTGGCTATGTCTCTGGTTTCAAGCTTTTGCTTCTGCTCTTCTAGTAACAAGATCTCTTTGAGAACTTCTTCTGGCAGCAGGTCTAGGCTAGAGATGTCATCCATGCCCGAACGATAATACATCCCATTGAATTTATCAACCCAGCGACACGACACGATATGGCAGCACCACTGTCCTATCTATATGGTGGTGGGGGGTTCGCTCGATCGATCGACAATTGACAATTGATGCCAGTAACCCCAGCCCAGCCCGACCTCTGGAACAAATCGTGAACGGATAAGATAAAATAAAATGCATTATGATGGGATAAAATGGGATTTAATGCTTGCATCATGGGATAAATGAGCGCACTATTTTTATTGAGGGTTGCCAATGGTGGCATCCATATCGACAAGGGGAAATTGTCATGACTAGCAAGAAAAGAAATATTGGACGGCCTTACTCGGATCCGGCTTCAGCCCGTGCGAGATTGAATGAATTAGATATCGCGATGAAAGCCGCGCAAAAAGCGCATGCCGCGTTTCAAAAGCAATGCATTGCCGATGATCTGCTCAACCGCGTGAAAGTTGATGAGACGCCAGTTAAAGCATTCATGCGCGGCAAGTATGAAGACGTATGGTCTGATCAGATCCTATCGATCGAGCTTGAAAAAATGGCAAAACGCTTTGCTTAAACTTCAAACCAACGGGGGGACAGTGTCCCCCAGAAAGGTTCTAAAATGAATAGAGTATTTATCAGAACACCTAAAACACAAGCCAGAAACACGGCCATTGCATGGGCTGTTATGGTCGTTGCCACGGGTCTTTTTTTCGTGTTTGGCTGGCGTGTCTTAATGACTGGCGATGCGTTTAACGTGTTTGTAGGCATCGGTATGATATCAATTGGTAGCGTTGGTCTGCCATGGTCGATATTTGCCTGCATCATTAACGCATTAGATGCGAGGGGATAATTATGAGAACGTCTTATTTATTCGATCATCCAACGTCTTGCCGCGAATGCGGCAAAGCTGCGGCGAAACATACCGACACCTATCGTATGGTGGCTAATGAACCCTACTCCGGAAACATGGTAGTAGTGAAGAAAAAGACATACGTTTCATTCGGAAAGGATTGTATGACCTTAACGCTATGGGATGGCGAGACATACATCTTAAAGTATGGCTATTTCTGTTCACTGAATTGCACCAGTGCTTACGCTAATCGAATGGTTAGAACATTTGAAAGTTGAAAGGGGGCAATAAGACATGGGGGCTTCTGCCCCCGCCGTCCGCCAGTGTGTACTGGCGCTGATGAGGCTGTTAGGCCGAAACGGCAAACACAAGACAAGGGGAATAAAATGAAACGTAACGATAAGCTCGACTATGAGCAATTCGAGGCAGTATGCAATAAAATCCTGACTGTAAGGGCAGGCCTCGGCATTCATGACATAGCTGATGCAGCATGGCGCGACTATTACAACGACGGGCTGTCACCACTAAACGCAGTCAACTGCGCTATCGAGGACTCACAAGACAATGAATTAAGGGAGTTTTTACATGGCTAATTTTCTAAAACAATTTGACGACTATTACAAACAGCTTGAGGGCTACACCTTCGACAAGTTCTTAGGTGTAACTGATGAAGATTTTGAAACAGATGGTTTCCCACAGTTCAGACTGACTAAGGCTGGACATGAAACAATCATTATAGAGGTATCGCGTGACCCAGAAGGTAACGGCGGTGGCTTCTTGTTTATTGGAGGTAATGATGAAAAAGAACCCACCTAACAAAGTAGTTTTCGTGAATGTTAAAATTATTGTCGAACCTGATGCAGATATTCAGGAAATTATATCAGAATGCGATTATGAATTTATCCACGATGATATTGTTGAAACTGAAATAGTAGACTTTAACGGCTAATCAACAGAGGAAATAATCATGGCTAATTTTCTAAAACAAACTGGCGAGAGCGGATATTTCGATATCCGCCTCACAACTGGCGAAGCAATCGCTCTATTGGACGCATTGGATCAAGGTAATAAACCGCATCCAGAATTGCAGGCCGCAACCGAAAAGATTGCTCGAGGCTGGATGATCATGACTCGAGATGGAAACAACGAGCTTGTATAGCAACTCAACAGAGGAAATAATCATGGATAGTTATTTAACAGAGCGTTGTTCAGATTGCGGTCACGTTTTCGTCGATCAATTTCCCGACGATAAAAACCCACCTCAATATTGCCAGCAGTGTGGATCAACCCGACTGGTTCCAATAACCGACGAATAATAGAACACAGGATCGAGGGCTGCGGCTCTCGATCCTCTTTTCTTTTTTTATATATAGATAGGCGCGGGGCCGCAGGCCGCAGGCCGCAGACTGATCTAGATATATAAACAGAAAAGGTCGCAGGTCGCAGGTCGCAGGATAATTTAGGGCTTGCAATACATGGGAAAAAATCGGATAATCTAGGATAACTTAGACAAGAGGATTATTATGAAACCACAAAGCTCAATCATATATCGCGGCCCGTCACAGATTGACGGGTCACCTATCGTTGCCGTTGCTATCGTGAAAAGTAGCAATAGCAAGACTGGCAACATGGTGCAGACATATATCTTATGTGATAACGGCCTCGATCCTATGCTGAACAATAAGATCGGCAACGACTATTCAATTTGCGGCAATTGCAAATTCAGAGGCGAGGCCGTCGCAATTGATGCCCCGGGCAAGCATGCGAAAGGCCGCAAGTGTTACGTCGGACTATTCCAAGGCGTTTTGAATGTCTGGAAACTTTTACAAAAATACGGGTATCCCGTCGCATACGGCCACAATGCTATTGCGCTTATTGGCGCTGGTCGCATGGTACGGATCGGAACCTACGGCGACGGCGCGGCCGTGCCCCGTTACATATGGGACAGCCTATTGAGTGAGGCCGTAGGTCATAC